TACAGGCGAGCGAACAAGGTTTCGCCCGCCTTTCTTCATATAAAAAATATCAAAAAGAGGCGAAAAAAGATGAATGATTTAAACACAATTGATTTACAGGGAGACAACATCCCGATTTTATGCACTATGGAGGTTTTGGAAGATATCCAGAACGAATTTGGAACAATCCCCGCATTTATTGAGAAGCTGGCGCCGACAGTAAAAGACGAAGACGGCGAAACAAAGATAGATGAAAACGGTTACCCGGTTTTCTCAGGTGAAATCCCCGACCTGCATACGTTAACTTTTGCTCTGCCGAGACTGATTCAGAACGGGATTGAGGTCTATAACGGTCATCATAATATTAAGATTCCTTTTATGACAAAAACCGAGATTTGGCAGAAAAACGAGAACTCAGTGTTCTCTACGGCATCAACAATTTACGTTGAGGTGATGAGGTCTATTCACGCCCCAAAACCGCAGCCGTCCACCGGAACGACCAGCCAGCAGGCGGCGGTGAAGAACTAATCAATTTTGAAGCCTGTTATTTATGGGCTATGCAGATGGGGCTTTCATCCGATGAAGCGAAAAAGTTAACGCTTGGCCGGTGGACGGATTTATTTGAAGAATATAAGAAGGTTCATAATATCATCGTCACAGGGACGCCATTTCCACAACCAAAAGAAGAGGCGGACAGTGTGGAGGCGTTTTTCGCCGATATGCGATTTGACGGTGAGGATTATGTGGAGTAGTAACTGGAGGTGAGATAATGGCAGGAAGACGACAGATTGGAGCCATCATAAAGCTTGACGGCGAGCAGCAGTTCAAGGCATCAATTACAAGCTGCAAAACGTCCATTTCGTCTATGAAAGCGAGTCTGAAGCAGATTCAGGCATCATACAGCGGCAATGCGAACAGCTTGGAAGCGTTGTCAGCGGTGCAGAATCAGTACATGCAGATTCAGAAAAGAGCCCGCGAGTCAATAGAAAAAACGCAAAATGCCTATCAAAAATCAAAAGAAAAACAGGACGACGTGAAAAAAAGTATGCAGTCTATGAAGGACGCATACGAGGCAGCAGAAAAGAAATTAAAAGAAGTGAAAAACTCTGGCGAGGCGTCAGCCGATGCGATAGAGGAGCAGTCAAAAGCCACCGAGGAGGCATATACCGCATACCAGAGCTATTCTGAAGCGGTTGAAAAGTGTGAAGCGAGGACAAACCGTTTTCAGAAGGCGATTGCAGACGCAAAAACCGAGGAAATTAATGCCTCAAATGCTGTAAGGCAGTATGCCGAGTACATAGAGGAAGCGAGACAGAGCGCTGACGGTACAGCGTCCAGCCTGGACGAATACGGGAAAGCGGTTAAAGAAGCGGGTGACAACGCATCCGATGCAGGCGGAAAGCTTGGCATTTTTTCAGGTGTGTTGAGCGCAAACCTGGTAACCGCTGGACTGCAGAAAGTGTGCGATTTGCTAAAAACCGGCGCGTCATATGCGGTTGATGTGGGAAGTAGTTTTGAAGCGGCAATGAGTCAGGTTCAGGCGACCTCAGGCGCCACCGGGGCGGAGTTAGAGGCATTGACAGCCAAAGCAAGCCAGCTTGGGCGAGATACGGTGTATTCGGCGACCGATGCTGGAAATTCCCTGTATTACATGAGCCTCGCTGGCTGGAGTTCACAACAGATGCTGACATCTATTGATGATGTATTGAATCTTGCTGCGTCCAGTGGCATGGATTTGGCCAAAGCATCGGATATCGTCACGGATGAAATTACGGCATTTGGCCTTAAGGCGAGTGATGCAGCGCATTTTGTTGATGTAATGAGTTATGCACAGTCGCATGCAAACACGACCGCCGAAGATTTGGGACAGTCTTATAAGGACGTTGCGGCGACTGCTGGAAAGTTTCATATGTCTGTTGAGGAAATTACGTCTGCTTTGATGGTAATGGCAAACAGCGGAGTTAAAGGCTCCTCCGGTGCCGGAAACGCCCTCAATACAGTCATCACACGATTGATGACGAACACCAAGGACTGCGCGACAGAACTTAAAAAATACGGCGTGGAGATTTATGACAGCACCGGAAAGATGAAAAGTCTTTCCTCTATATTAATAGGCACTGCGAATGCATTTTCAGGCCTTACCGAGAAAGAGCAGGCAAACCTGGCGAAAATAATAGCTGGACAGAACCAGTATACTTCTTTCATGACAATTTTGACTGGTATGAATGAGGCAGCAAAGAAAAGCGGGCAGAGTTTTGAGGATTATACGTCACAACTTGAAAAATGCGATGGAACCGCCGAAAAGATGGCTGCTACCATGCAGGACAATCTACGGGGAAAAATGAAAGCGTTATCAAGCGCCGCCGAGGGACTCGGCAACGCAGTCTATAACTACGTAAGAGGCCCGCTTTCAGACCTGGCAGAGGGCGCCGCGGATGTCATCAATGAAGTAACGGATGAACTGCAGCCGGCGACAACCGAGATTGATGACTTTGTTGAGTCTGTAAAGTCTGCTGCCGATGAGGTGCAAAACACCCTGAATAACGCTGATATGAGTTATACGAACAGCGCCGCAGACGCATCAAAGATTGAGTCATATCTGCAGGTCATAGAGGAAGCGAGAAGCAAAACGAGCCTCACCTCATACGAGACGTATCAGCTGAACAATGCCGTAAAAGAGTTAAGCGCCAATGTTCCCGAACTGAATGATTATATTGATGATACGAGTAAGATTTTACAGATGAATTCTGAAGATTTCTTTAATCTTAAAACCACTATCAAGCAGTCATACCGGGATATTATGGCCGATGCAGTAATTGCCAAACGACAGGCCTATATGCTGGCGAAAGCTGACGCCGAGGTCAACAAAAAGGCGGCGAGCGATGCGATGGACGAGGCAGCAGCCCGTATAGACGAGCAAAAACAGACAATTGAGAGGATGGAAGCTTTTTATAAAAGAACCTCTCACACACTGGCCGAAGACGTAGAGCATCAAGCGTATAAAAGAAAAGAGCTGGAAACCCTGCAGGCGCTGCAAGATGCATATGACGACAGTGTGGACTCATACGGAAAGATGAGTGACGCACAGAAAAAAACGGACAGGGCTTTACAGGATTTTGAAGAGCATGTTGAAGAATGGCAGGGCTCTTACGGAATCATTATAGATAAAAACGGTGAGTGGACGACCGCGAGCGAGAAATTGGCTAAGGCCACAAATGAACAGGCAGCCGCTGCCGATAATGCAACCGATGCGGCGGATGATGTACAGGATGCGGTCAGCGAGGCTGTTACGGCCTATGTACAAAAGACGGAGGAAATCAAAAACGCCGGGCTGGCCGAAACTGTCAGAAACCAGCTGGCAGCAGCAGGCGAAGAGATTTTTAATTTTAGAGAGAGCATCACGAGCAATCTTTCTTCAATTTCTCTTTTCGGTGACCGGTCAAGCATGGTTGAGGCATACACCTCAACGAACCGCGATGAGATGAGGCGTAATATGTCATGGAATTTGTATGCTATGAAAACATACACAGAGGAGCTGGATAACCTGAAAAAAAGAGGCGTTTCTAACGATTTCGTTGACTATCTGGTCAGCCAGGGCGACGCCGGAATGAATTATGTACACTCTCTATCTATGGCTACAGACGAGGAATTGAAGAAGTTTCAGGCGGCATTTTTAGAGTATCAGAGATACAGAAACGGAACAAAAGAAAACGTAAAAGCATTGATGGAGGATTACACACAGACGGTTCTGGACGGTATACCGGAAGGCAAGAAAATGTGGGAAAAATATGGAGCTGGTACAATGCAGGGATTTTTCGATAAAGTTAACGAAGCAGCGGCTGCTATCCGAAGCGGAGCCATTACCGGAACAATCAACGATGCAATGCGGGTTGTACTGCAGCAGAGCCTGAACAGCTACACGGCGGCTGTAAATACGCAAACGCAAAACAATTTGCCGAATATCGCCGCGCGTAATACGCAGACACAGACGACCGCGCCGGAGCCTAAAACGCGAAGCAATGTTGCTCTGCCGAACCTGAACACTCACGACACAATATCAATTGACCTGAATATTGACGGTGAAAAGGTTGCGAACCGAACAGTGCAAGTTATACGTAACCGCGGAAAGATTACAGGCAGGAGGTGATGATTTTTATGGGATACGAAGGATGGTTAATCAAAATTGGAACCTGGCAGGTTCCTCATAGATACATCAAGCCAGAAACGTACAAAGTAACGCCCGGAAAAACAAAACTTTATGAGTGGACAGACTACGACGGCGGGCGTCACGTGGTATACAATCTGCAATCTCAGACGAAGATTTCTTTTGACACAAGGGAAAGTAAGCGGTTGAGTAATGTGGATGTGGCGATGTTTCACGAGGCTCTTGAAGCCGCCCGGTGTAGTAATGTTGCGCCGGGGCTTAATGCGGATGTTTACAGGATTCAGTACTATAATCCGATGACAGACGCATATGAAGACAAGACTTTTACTATGGATGACATTGATTTTGTAATTGAGAGAGTAACAAGGGAAGAACCGAAGCTTGTTATATACAACCCGATTACATTTTCATTCACGGAAGCGAAGGATTTAGACCTATGAGCTATTACGAATATTACCCTATTAAACATTACAGAAATGAACACTTTTCACCGGATTATGTACGAGATAATCCGGTGGTCATCAATATAATTTCGCCCGATAATAAATTTGAGCCATTATCAATCTACACTATCAAGCAGGGCTCTATAAAATTAAAGCAGACTTTATGCAGTGAGTCGTATTTTTTATGGGGCGGGATGAATGCCTCTAAATTAGAGTTTGAA